ACGGGTTCGTGCGCTTTGGCTGGATCTTGACGGCGCACCGATTGAGCCTGTCCGGGAATGGCAAACGCCTCACATCGAAGTTGAAAGTTCGCCGGGCAAATGGCACGCTTACTGGCTCGTCAATGACGTGACGCTTGAACAATTCACACCGCTGCAGGACGCGCTGATCAAGAAATTCGACGGTGATCCAGCCGTCAAAGACTTGCCGCGCGTGATGCGCTTGCCGGGGTTCTGGCACCTGAAGCCCGGCAGCGCGACGCATATGTCCCGTGTGGTTCACACATCAACCGACGGGGCAGGTGATTTTTATAAGCGCCTGACGGTCGAAGCGCCTGTGATGCCAGCGCCGCGCCGGGACACGCCGTCCAGTCTGGCCGAGATGGAGGAATTGCTCACGTATATCAGCCCTGATCTGGAATTGGATCATAAAGGGGGTGACAAGCACTGGCACACCATCATTGCGGCCATCGTAGACGTGTCAGGGGGCAGTGACGAAGGGTTACAAGTTGCAGATGCGTGGTCGAGCCGTAGCAGGCATTACGACCCCAAAGAGTTGAGCAAGCGGTTTGCGTCTTTCACGCCCGGAAAAAATGGCGGATCGGGAATGGGAACAATAGGCTACCACGCCAAGCGGGCCGGGGCGAACGTTGCAACCATAGGGGCGCGACACCGCCTGCTGAATATGCCGGGGCCATCTCACGTTCCAGCCGGTATGATGCCGACCGCGCCGGGGCAGGGGATGCCCGGCGCGCCACGAGCCGCGTCAGTGGTCGATCTGATCTGTGCCAAGATACAATCAAATCCCCTTACAGCCGCAGAGTTGCTGGCCGACGAGGTGGCGCAACTGTCGCCGGTTGATCGAGACACAGTGCTCGAGGAATGCAAGCCGCACGGCATCAAAGTAAAAATGCAGGCGGCGGTGAAGCGTGCCATCACGGCTTTTCTGGCGGCCAAGGGTGCCATTGCGTTACAGACGCCGGAATACGCAGAGTTGAATTATTATTTCATTGTCCGAAATGAAGCCGGGCAGGCCGTGGCGGTGGATGCGAGGGGTGGGATGCAGCCTCAGGCCCGCACACAATTCAGAGACGCCATGGCGCAACTGCCGCCGATCATGATTATGGACCCGTCATCAGGCAACGCGCGGGCCAAGCTGGCGGCGGATTACTGGTGGGAGCATCCTGACACGCTCAGTTACCACGCGACAGGCTATGACCCGCTGGCAGGCGTTGATCTTTATGACGACAAGGGGCGCAAGATCCGGAACGTCTACGAGCCAGGGCATACCGCGCCCGCAGCGCCTGTGGGGCCTGATGCGGTTGATCCGTTCCTGCACGTCATCCGGTCAAACTTCCCGGACGCTGCCGACCAGCACACGCTGTTGCAAATTCTGGCGCATCTGGTGCAGCGGCCCGGCGTCATGTTGCGCTGGTCTCCGGTGATGCAGGGCACGCCGGGGTGCGGTAAGGGAACAATTTCCCAAGCCGTCGCGTATTGTCACGGGCGCAAGAATGTGGCGCACCCATCACCTGACGTGATAGCCACAGACTTCAATGGCTATATGGACCGCAAGACGCTGATCGTGGTGAACGAGATAGGCGACCACAGCAAGCGCGAATTGTCGGTGCTGGCCGAAAAGATCAAGCCGTGGATCACCGACGATGCCGCGCACATTCACGGCAAAGGGAAAGGCTCCTACGACGCGCAGAATTTCACCAACTGGATCTTCACCACGAACCACCTGCATTGCATGCTGGCCACGCCGGGCGAACGCCGCTACGCACATTTCATCTCAGCCCTACAAACCGAGGACGAGGCCGCGCGGGCGTTCTATCCTGAATGGTGGACAGGCGGCACGGGCGACTGGTGGGGATCCTACTACGACTGGTGGGGTGCAGGTGGGGCCGAGGCGGTGCGGGGCTATCTGGGCCACCTGGCGCTTGATGTGGCGCCGTCCCGCGCGCCTGTGACGTCCAGCACCGCTGAGGCGATGCACGCGGGTGACGGGGCGGCGGCGGGGCTGATCCGGTCGGCTGTGACGGAAGGGGCTGTAGGCTTCAGGGGCGGGTGGGTGTCGCTCAATGCGGTTCGTGACCTGCTGGAGTCTGAAGACCTCAAAGTGCCAGGCGGCCCGTATCTGGCACGGCAGCTTGAACAGATAGGCTACAGGCACACTACGCGGTGCAACACGTCGCGTTCAGAGCTTAATACCTTCCCCAAAGCACCGAACAGATGCCGCCTATATCATATCGCAGACTATACGGGCACCGACCCCGCAAGCATCATGGCGCTGTATGACGCAGCGCAACGACTGGGTGACGGCGGGCCGGTGCGGTCAACAGTAATTAAAATGCCAGGTCTATAAATAACGCCCCGCCTCATTAAATTGTGGCGGGGCTTTTTTATGGCTCTGCCCGGATAGTCTGGGCTTGTGCCCGGATGAAAATTCAAGCGTCACACCTGTTAAGTGTTTGGTTTATATACATATATTCTGTTGTACCCAAACTGTGACGGTATATTGAAGTGTTTCATTACGTGCAAGAAATGTAAGGTTTTATAAATACTGTAAATTATAGACGATGATTCTTTCCCGCTATAGCCACAGGTTTGGAAGCGTCACGGTCCGGGCAGAAAACGGATAATACTGAAAAAGGTTTAAGTTTATCAATGGTTTATGAGGTGTGACGGACTTTTTAGATATGTTGTTTATCTGGGCAGCAGCTTTTTGCTTGCACACCCGCACCATACAATGTAAGCATTGCGGTTAACATTGGAAGGATACGAAATGGCCAAGAGAAGCCTTAACAAGGTGGAAGAACAGATCGAAACCAACGTCCTCAAAGCGTGGTATGACAACGGTTTGTTGCTGCGCGAGATACGCGACGACAAGCTATACAAGAAAAAATATGGCACGTTTGAGGAATACGCAGATCAGCGATGGGGCTGGAAAAAGTCTCGTGCCTACCAAATGATTGAAGCGGCAGAGCGTTTTCAGGCAATACAAAATGTCCACAAAAACGGATCTTTTGTGGACAAAATCCTCCCATCGAATGAGGCTCAAATCAGACCTCTGACCCGGCTTTCCGACGCCGAAGCCGTGCACGTCTGGGGGCAGGTGACGGAACAGCACGAGCGCCCCACAATGCAAAAGGTCGAGGATGCTGTGCGGGCCTACAAGTCCAACCCTACGGTGGTGCCTGAGATCATCCCACCTGACCGGGCCAAACTATCCAGCGCCAATGCAGGGGTGCTCTACAACGCCGGTGACAACGACGAATGCTACACGCCGGAATATGCCGTGAGGGCGTTGGTGCCACATTTGGAAAAATTCAAGGGAAAGACGATATGGTGTCCGTTTGATGAGGCAACCAGTAATTTTGTCAAAGTGTTGGAGTCTGAGGGTTTCAACGTAGTTCGTTCACATATCAACGAGGGGCAAGACTTCTACACGCACGCCCCTCTGGATTGGGATGTGATGGTATCAAACCCCCCGTTTACAAACAAACGCGGCATCTTTGAACGCGCCATCGAGTTGGGCAAACCTTTCGCGCTCATAATGAGTAACACATGGCTGAACGACGCTGCACCAAAACAGGTGTTCCGAAACATCCCCCTCCAACTCTTGATGTTCGAAGAACGGATGAAATTCATGAACCAGGACAACAGCGAAAACAAGATCACGTTCAGCTCTAGTTACTTCTGCGTGGACGTTCTGGATCAGCAGATAATGTTCGACTCTTTGAAGGGATACGGTTATGGCTCATAAAAACCCAAAGGCTATAACATTCAAGACAGGTAGTCACGCCGACAGGTTTGAAAAAACAGTTCAACCAGACAAGCATGGGCACAGTGACCCGTTGAATGTTTCGGAATTTCATCTGCACGGACTCCCTTCTTTCGGAAACGGCAGCGCTTGGGCGCGAGACGATGGGTCATTGGCAAAAAAATACAAACTGGTAAAACGAAAGGGGCCGCAAGGAAGTATCATTTCTGTAGCGACCGCAGGCTGGGCTGAACTGTCTTTTGATGGAACCATTGCCCCCGAAGTCTACGATTATCACAAGAACAAACTTTGCGTCGTTTTGGCGATAAGCAACAACTTGGAAATGGATCATAAGGACGGGAGAAAGCACAACTTCAAACCCGTGGAGAATTGTGACGAATTTCAACCTCTGTCCAAGGCAGTGAACGACGCTAAAAGAACGCATTGCAATCGGTGCAAAAGCACAAACATCAGATTTGATGCGACACAACTCGGGTTTCATGTCCCTGTTTCAAAAGGGTCTACTGACTATAGAGGAACCTGTGTTGGATGTTACTGGCACGACCCGCTAGATTTCGTAAACTGCACAACCGGAGGAACGTAATGCAGATGCCCCGTAACGGATTTGACAGCCTGGCCGCAGTGGCCCGCCTGAACACGGACAGCACGTCACAGCACCGGGAACGCTGGCCGTCTCTGGCGTGGGTCTGGGACGAACTGGACGAGTTGCGACGCTGGCAGGATGAGGACCATGAGGCCGCGCTGGACGAGCGGGACGCGCTCACAGAGCAGCGTGACGCCCTGTCAGAGGCCGTCCGGCTGCTGCTGCAGCCTGACCTGGATATGGACCGTGTGCGGGCCGTTCTGGCGGGGGGCCGGTGATGACCGATAACGCAGAACAAGCTGCACGCATTCGGGCCATGTGGTCCGCGGTGGTATTAACATCACTCAATGATGCAATTCGCCATACCGCAACAGAGTCCAAAAAACACAAAGGTCGGGCGCTAAAAACCCTGACACTGTGGGCAAACTCACGGGAGGGTCGGAAAGTGTTTAGCCTGGCTGGTATCAACCCCGACAGGCGTGTTACTGACTGCATGGTGGCATTCGCGGTCAAGGGTGTGCCAACCACAACGCCGCGCAAAAAGGAGGACGGGCTATGATGCCTGCACCGAAATTTCCCCAATATAAGTCGCTAATATTTGAAACGTGGCCGATAGAGCGCTGCATCGGCTACGCCCGGAACCCGCGCAAGAATGATCATGCCGTTGACAAGGTGGCGTCTGCGATCCGAGAGTTTGGGTTTCGCGTGCCAATCGTCGCCAAGTCGGACGGCACGGTGGTGGACGGGCATCTGAGGCTCAAGGCCGCCGCCAAGCTGGGCCTGACCGAGGTGCCGGTGATCCTGGCCGACGATCTGACCGAAACGCAGATCAAGGCGTTCCGCCTGAGCGTCAACAAGGTGTCAGAGTTTGCCGAATGGGACATTGACCTGTTGAAGCTGGAATTTGAGGATCTGGACGCGGCGGGCTTTGACCTGACGCTGACGGGGTTTGACTTGGGGGAGATAGCCGCGCTGACACTGGACGTCACCGAGGGCCTGACCGATCCCGACGCGGTGCCTGACGCGCCTGCCGTGCCCGTGACGGTTCTGGGCGACGTGTGGCTGCTAGGCGACCACCGGATCACCTGCGGCAGCTCGACTGACGCGGAGACAGTGGCCCTTCTGCTGGCGGGTGCGAAGCCTCACCTGATGGTGACTGACCCGCCCTATGGGGTGGAATATGACGCATCGTGGCGCAAAGACGCGCTGCCGCTGACGAACCCTGGAAAAACAGGCGGGATGCACGGCAAGGTTTTGAACGACAATCAGGCAGACTGGCGAGAGGCTTGGGCGCTGTTCCCCGGTGATGTTGCTTATATTTGGCACGCTGGAAACAAGGCTCACACAGTCGCAGAAAGCATCGAAGCAAGTGGTTTTGAAATCCGTTCGCAGATCATATGGGCAAAGCATCAATTCGTCATTGGTCGTGGGCATTACCATCCGCACCATGAGCCGTGCTGGTATGCGGTGCGCAAAGGGGCAACGGGCCATTGGGGTGGCGACCGAAAGCAAAGCACTCTCTGGCAAATTCCCAAGCCGCAGAAGTCAGAAACCGGCCACAGCACACAAAAGCCGGTTGAATGCATGAAGCGGCCCATCGAGAACAACAGCAGCCCCGGCCAAGCGGTCTATGAACCGTTCTCTGGCAGCGGCACCACGATCATAGCGGGCGAAATGACGGGCCGGTGCGTTTACGCTATCGAGTTGAATCCCGCCTATGTGGATATGGCTGTGATCCGCTGGCAGAACTTCACCGGCCAGACCGCCACGCTTGAGGCGACGGGCCAGCCGTTCGGGGCGTAGACCCTCAGCGCAATTCAAACATCTTGCCCGTGCGCAGGGCGTGTTTTCAAGCCCATGTAATCTTCAATCGCGGCGGCGTGAACCATCTCAAGGCGGGCTTCCTCCGATGCGTTTCCGGCCATGATCACTTCGCAGAGCTTGTCGCGGGCATGGTCCATGCGCATCCGTGCGATTTCCATTTCGTTTTCAATTTGTAAAATGGTGCGTGTCATGGTGTGGCTCCTTGCCGGTGTGTCTGTTGATCCTTATTGCCACCTATTGTCTACCGTGTCAAGCACCTTGTCAACAATAATTACCCGCGCTATATTTAACGCATGAACGGAATGCCTAAAAACCCCTGTGGACGCAAACAGCACGCGCCAAGCGATGCGCAGCGCCAGCTTGTGCAGCTTCACGCGACGGTCGGCACGACGCAGGACATGATCGCCCGCGTGATAGGCATCGACAAAAAGACATTGCGGCTGCACTACCGCGACGAACTGGACCTGTCGATGGCGAAAGCAAACGCCACAATCGGCGGCGCGCTGTTCAACAAAGCCAAAGGCGGCGACACAGCGTCAATGACGTTCTGGCTCAAGACGCGCGCCCGGTGGCGCGAAACGGCTGACGTGAACCTGATCAGTGAGGACGGCAGCATGTCGCCCAAGGCCGCGCTGGACGTGTCACGCCTGTCACCTGAAGCCCTGGCGGAAATTGTGGCGCTTGGCGATGCAACTGACACCGCTTGACATCATTGCCGCCGAAAAAGAACTGTGCCGCCGATCACTGGCATACTTTGCACGGCGCGCTTGGCACGTCCTGGAGCCGTCCACGCCGCTCAAGTGGGGTTGGGCGCTGGACGCCATCTGTGCGCACCTGGAGGCCGTCACGCGGGGCGACATCACCCGCCTGCTGATGAACGTGCCGCCCGGCACCATGAAGTCGCTGTTAACAGGCGTAATCTGGCCCGCTTGGGAATGGGGGCCTAAAGAATTACACCACATGCGATTCCTTGGCACGGCGCACAAGCAAGACTTGGCCGTCCGGGACGCAATGAAATGCCGTCGCCTGATCCAGTCGGAATGGTATCAATCACGCTGGCCAATGAATCTGATGGCCGACAACAACGCCAAGCTGCGGTTTGAAAACGACAAGACCGGGTTCAGGGAAGCCATGGCATTCGAGGGAATGACAGGCTCGCGCGGCGATAGGGTTCTGATCGACGATCCGCACAGCGTTGCGGATGCCAACAGCGTCCAGAAACTTGCCACGGGCGTTGCTACATTCCGGGAAGCCCTGCCGTCCCGCGTCAACAATGAAGATTCCGCGATTGTAATCATCATGCAGCGATTGCACGAGTCTGACGTTTCTGCCGTGGCAATTAATTTAGGCTACACCCACCTTTGCCTGCCGATGCGGTTTGAATCGGATCGGCGATGCTCCACGCCGTTCTATACCGATCCGCGAACAATCGAAGGCGAACTGCTGTTTCCTGATCGGTTCCCCGAGGACCAAGTGGCGGACCTTGAAAAGACGATGGGCATCTACGCCGCCGCCGGACAGCTTCAACAGCGCCCTGCACCACGCGGCGGCGGCATGTTCAAGCGGTCCGACTTTCGCGTCATCCAAGCGGAGCCTGCGGGATATCGGTGGGTGCGTGGATGGGACTTGGCCGCAACTGACGATCCCGGAGCGGCCAGGACGGCTGGCGTCAAGCTGGGAATCGGCCCGGACAAGCGTCTTTGCATCGCCCACGTTGTCAAAGACCGGGTGAACGCGGCGGGTGTTGAGCGGCTGCTGGGCAGCACGGCGGCGGCCGATGGGCGGGCGGTTCGTGGCTCAATTCCGCAGGATCCGGGGTCTGCTGGCAAGTCCTGGGCTTTGCATCTTCTCAAATCGTCGCTGATGGGTTACAGTTACACGTCAAGCCCTGAGACGGGCGACAAAGAAACGCGCGCAATGCCACTGGCTGCACAGGTCGAAGCCGGAAACGTGGACATTGTGGCAGGCGATTGGAATGGTGATTTCTTGGACGAGGCTGCAACGTTCCCGATGGGCAAGTTCAAAGACCAGATCGACGCCGCGACACGCGCGTTTGACATGCTGGCGGGCGTAAATAATTCATGGGCTGGAACAATATGAGTATTATGGACGGCCTGCGCAACATCGTCGCCAATCTCGGAACGGACCGGGACAAGGCGGCGCACACCCATTATTACAACACCACAATCGCCGACGATCAGCTTGTCGCCATGTATCGCACCAGCGCCATTGCCCGTAACGTCGTGGACCTGCCCGCAGAAGATGCGACCCGCGAATGGCGGGAATGGCAGGCCGATGCGGAACAGATCACAGCAATCGAGGCTGAGGAAAAGCGGCTGGGCTTGCAGGGCAAGACGATGCAAAACCTCAAGCGCGCCCGGCTGTTCGGCGGCGCTGCAATCTATATCGGCACGCGCGACCTGGACGCATCGAAGCCGCTGGACCCTGCCCGGATCGGCACGGGTGGCCTGCAATATCTCGCCGTATTGAACCGGTCGGAAATAACGGCAGGGGCAATCCAGCGCGACCCGCGCCTGCTGGGGTTTGGCAAACCAATCATGTATCGGATGAATCCCGCCACCGGCGCATCGGTAGAAATCCACCCGAGTCGCCTTGTCATTGCCATGGGCGAAGAAGTCCCTGACGACAGATATTCTGCACATCCCGGATGGGGTGACAGCACGCTGAACGCCACGATCAGCGCCGTGCGGAACCTGGACGCCACCATTGCCAACGTTGCGTCGCTTGTGTTCGAGGCTAAAATTGACGTGATCGGCATCAACGGGTTCAACGAAGGGCTGCGAAGCGGCGGATCGGAATATGAGGCTGTTGTCCTTGCCCGCACCAGCCTGACCGCGCGCGGCAAGGGCATCAACGGCGCGCTGCTGATGGACTCAGAAGACACATACGATCAGAAAACCGCCAGCTTCGCCACGCTGCCGGACATCATCGACCGCTTCATGCAGATGGTCGCTGCTGCGGCGGGCGTTCCGATGACCCGGCTATTCGGCATTGCGGCGGCAGGGATGAACGCTACCGGCGCGGGCGATGAGAAAGTTTATTTTGATCGGGTCCGCGTCATGCAAACGCTTGATCTGGATCCTGCAATGGAAATTTTGAATGAATGCCTGATCCGTTCGGCGCTGGGCAATCGCCCGCCCGAATTGCATTGGACGTGGCGTCCGCTATTCCAGCCGACTGCCAAAGAACGGGCCGACATGGGCAAAGTTCTGGTTGACAGTGTGAAAGTGCTTTATGATATGGATATATTGCCACAAGAGGCGCTTGCGGATACAATCGTAAACACGCTGACCGAAAGCGGCGCGTTTCCGGGGCTTGAGGGCAACGTGAAAGAGTTTTTT